ATATATGATTCTGAATTTGAAGAATTCTTTTCTATATATCCAAGAGAGGTATTAAGAATGAATGGTAAAAAAGGTAAATTAAAGGAAGGCAAAAAAGAAATAAAAAAATTATATATATCAATTATAAGAACTAAAAAAGTAAGTGCTTCTAATCTTAGAAAATATGTAGAACATTACTTAAGAGAAAAAAAAGCATCAGGTAACATTGCATATATTAAAACGTTAAAAAATTGGCTAGCTCAAGAAATATATATGGATGTAAAAGATGAAATGAATTATAAGGACCCTAATAAAAAAGTAGATTATGGAGGAAAAGTTAAATAAGACACAATATAGACATATTAGCGAAGCAGGTGTAGAAATTCTTCAATATATGGATTCGAGAAGAAAAGGTGAAGAAAAATCCTTATTAACTCGATGGGAAAAATTTAATAAAGCTTGTATGGGTGGTTTAGATTGGAATACAATTGTAACTATTGCTGGAATGTCTGGTGCTGGTAAATCTTCTATTGCTAATGAATTTGAAACAAGTTTATTTGATTGTAACCCTGAAGAAAGTTTTTCTGTTTTATCATTTAATTTTGAAATGCTTGCTATGAAACAAGTTGGTAGAAAAATTTCGTCTAAAATGGATAAAACAGTTAATGAATTATATTCAGGGAGTGAATCATTAAGTGATGCTGATTATAATACAGCAAAAAAAGAAGTAGAAACAAATATATCATTATATGATATATATTATATAGATAGTCCCACAGGGATAGAACAAATCTATAGAACAATAAAAGAATTTCATAAAAATGAACAAAAAAAGAAAAAAAATAATAAGTATGGTACTGTAGTACTTTTAGATCATACTTTACTAACTAAAGGAAGACAAAGAGAAAGTGAAAGAGAATTATTAGCAAGATTATATAAAATGCTAATGCACTTAAAAAAAGAAATAAAATGTATGTTTATAATATTAAGTCAATTAAATAGAGAAATAGAGAAAGCAGAAAGAATGAGCAATCCCACTATGCATTATCCAATGAAGAAAGATATTTTCGGATCGGATGCTGTATTTCACGGGTCTGATTATGTGATGATATCACATAAACCATATATGTTAAATTTACAAATATATGGTTCTAAAAACCTACCTATAGTTAATCCATTAGATCATAGACAAGCTATGATATATTGGCATTTAATTAAAAATAGGGACGGTGAAAGCGGTCTTGTTCTTAGTATGCTAGATAATTTAAAACATAACAAAGTAGATGAATACTTTGAAGCAGGAAAAATAAATTTTAATAATTAAACTGGTAACCTCCAGTTAAAATAAAAGAATAATTATAATGATGAAGACGCGGTGATTGCCAATACTGAACACGTTACGGTCTCAGGGCATAGCGACAGTAATTAATTATAATTAGTGGAAATATAGGTAAAAGCGGAAGTTTTTTGAGTAAATCTCTTCTAGCATGGGTGCTTATATTTCCACATCTTTTATTTCTAAAACTAAATAATTATGGAAGAAAATAATATATTAATAGCAGAATTTATGGGTGCTGAAGTTGAAATATGGAAGGCACATGAAAGATTAGGTGATAATACTTCTGAAGATGCTTGGTATGCATATTTTGATGGTAATGGAGTTGCGGTAGAAGAATTAGCTTATGGCACCTCATGGGATTGGTTGATGCCTGTCGTAATAGAGTGTTTTGAACGATTTGGAAACACAGACATTATAGATTATATGAGGTTGAACGATGCTTTACTTACTTGTAACATAGACGAGTTATACAAAGTAGTAGTAAGATTTATTAAACAAACTAAAACTAAATAACTATGTCTAAACAAAAAGCAATTGAGATTTGTGAAAATCTTAAACAAACTATAAAAAAAATGATTCCTAGTACTCAACTTGAACATAAAAATGAAACTTATGAAACACCAAGAGCGTGTAAAAGTACTCTGATAAAAATTAAAAATAAATTAATAAAAAAGTATAAATTAAAATAAAAAATTATGACAAAAAAAGAAAACCCGTGTTCAAAAGTATGTTGCATATGCAATGGTTTAATAAAACCATTAATGTCTCATGATGTACCTCCTAAAATTATTTGGGATAAAGGACATAATGCAGAACCAATAAAAGATGGTCAATGCTGTGATAAGTGTAACTTTGAAAAAGTATTACCTGAAAGACTTAACTTTTTATATGAAAATGAAAAAATTAAAAAATTAACATATGATGAAAAAAATAAGTAGAACATTTATAGAAGAAATTAAACAATTAAACACTTTAGATAAAATATATAAAGAGAAAATTATTAATTTTAATGATTATTTTAAATATAGTGGAAAGGTTGAAAAGTATAAACCTATAAAGGAGTTTGCATGCAATCAACCTATACCTATTGCTTTAAAAAGTAATGATCCTGTTATTAGATTTTACTATAAAAATAGTGATCTGTCTTTTACAAAAATAGGAAAAAAATTAGGTGTTTCTTATGGTACAGTAAAGAAAAAATTAGATGAACATTATAAACAATTAAAATTAAAAAGAAATGGATGTAAAAACACATAGTGACTTTGTAGAAATACAAAAACAAATTGGAGACATAACTGATATTATTCAAAATTTAGTACAAATGGTTACAGACAATAGAAAATTTATTGAAAAGAATGCTAAGTTATCAAAAGAGATAGCAGATACTTTACAAACAATGCAAGAAATAGTAACTAAAATTAAATAATATGGCACAAGAAATTTTAATAATCGGAGAAAGTGGTTCAGGTAAATCTACTAGTTTAGAAGGCTTGAATCCTGAAGCTACATTTATAATTAATGTGGCTAAAAAACCTATGCCTTTTAAAGGCTGGAAAAATAGATATAGTAAATTATCTAAAGAACAACCTGAAGGCAATTATATTGAATCTGATAATTCTACAGTTATTGTTAAAACTATGAAGCATATTAGTGAAAATATGCCTAATATTAAAACAGTAATTGTAGATGATTTTCAATATGTAATGGCTAATGAGTATATGAGGCGAGCTAATGAGCGTGGTTTTGAAAAATTTACTGATATTGGTTTACATGCTTGGGAAGTAGCAAATGGTGGTAAAAATATGCGTGATGATATTACATTTGTAATGATTGGTCATGCTGAAAGTGCTACTGATTTACAAGGAAACAGAAAACTTAAATTTAAAACTGTTGGTAAATTAGTAGATAATGTAATAACTATGGAAGGTATGTTTACTGTAGTATTATTTACTGATGTATCAGTAGATGCTGAAGGTAATACTAGTTATCAATTTATTACACAATCTGATGGTACTACTACGGCTAAAAGTCCTAGAGACATGTTCAAGTTAAAAATACCAAATGATCTTGAATATGTAATGAAAACAATGAGTGAATATTATAATTAATTATTAACAATGCTAAAAGTTACAAAAAAAGTTGTATCTTTGGCGCATAAAAAAAAACAAATGGAATTAAAAGGTAAAAGAGTCGAAAGACTAAATCGATTTGGAGATGCTCTTATTCTTAGAATAGGAGATGATGGTGTTATGAGATTATCACCTGCTCTGATGTCTAGATTAAAACTAGTTCAAAATGATAATAGAATAGGATTTGGTTATCCTGAAAATGAAAACGAAGCAGTAGTTATATATAAAGCAATTGATGGTGATGGTGTAGCTGTAAATAAACAAGGCTATATCAAAAATATTCCTCATAATAGAGATTTAAGAAGTCATTTAAATCTTGCTGTGGATACTGAAATTGAAGTTAATATTTCTGAATTAACAGTAGAATTTGATGATTATCCTGGTATGGTGTTTCATAAAATAACACGGCATGAAATAAGCAATGAAGAATGTGCTCAGAATACTATAGATGATTTACATCAAGCTATAGAAAAATCTGGAGGAGAAGTTATAACTGAAGAAACTATTTCAGACGAAGAAATCGAAGAAATTGATGAAATTTCCTCCTCCCCCTCAACTACAGAAGAGACAAAAGAGGTAGAAGATACAGAAGAAAAGAAAATAGACCAAATGAAAACTCAAG